CCTGAACATCGCGTTCCTCGCATAGAAAATGACACATGACCATCCTGAAAATAGGCCCGTCCGCGGTTAGTCAATTGCATCTTGAGCAATCGACGCAGTTTCCTTGAGTTGAACATCCCATCATAAATAGAATGCTCAAAATTCAAAGCAGCTACGCCAACATGCATATCAAGTTTAGTGATATCACCACCAATTGCAACCGGGTCTACGAATCGGTCCCATTTCTCCTTAATCACACTAGCAGATTCGAAGACATTTAAGCCTTTAATCACTGTGTGCCTGGAACAGGATTTGAATATGTCATTGATGGAACTGTAAATGGGTTTCTCTAATTTCTTTAAATATCTAGCCAGTTCCAAAGTATAACGAGTACTTCGTGGGTTTATAATACGAGGTGCTTTGCCAACATTGCACTTCTCGAATTTGATGAAAGTTTTTAAACGGGCATCTGTGGTAGTGAGGGGGTCATGAGAAAGAGATTCCATGGCTTGTCGGTATAGTCGTTGTTTTTGGCCAGTGTACATGTCAACCACATCACTGCGGGAATACACATGGGCAATATGACGATTCTTCCGTACCATATAGTCTCTGAACTCAATTATCTCCTTACCAACATAGATGTTTCGTTCAGGTTGTATGGGTTTTGTTAGCACCCCATCAACCTTAAGATTCAAATATCTCTCAGTGAGCGCGATACACGCCGCCCTCAAGGTATTGTTGTACACTCCGAATTCACTGTCTCCCAAAACATTAGGAAGGGCGTGGTAAATTCGTTCGCGTGGGACATCCTCATACGGTCTCACAACCAATCGCGTGTCAATTGTCCCACCAATACAATTGACAGCTGTGAGCCGCAAAGGACCCCATCATTTCCGAGCATACACGCTAGGCTTAATGCCTGGCGTGATGCTGAAGTACAGCTGAACCGCTTCGTCAACGTGTAAGTGTATGTCCACAGTCCTAAAATGATGCTCACGCATCTTCTTAAGAAGGTGTTGTGCACACATTCTACGATTAGCCTCAGTATCAGACAATTGATAATATTTGGCTCGTAGAACATTGACGAGGGCTACAACACAATAAGCAACAGCACGCTTCCTTCGACGTCTTGGTCTGCTTAAGTGTTTAGCTAGTTGTGCTTCTTTCTTGGCAATCAGGGATTCTTTAGAAGGTTCAGAACTCCCAGTCGTGGACAGTGGAGGTAGGGAATCAAATGGAGTCCCATACACCACCAAATCAGATACAACCTCTGATTCTTGTTCACAACTTTCGTCATCAGACACCTCATCAAGGTCGTTACCGACCAAGTCATTGATGCCCTCTGCATAGTTCTTAGCTTCTACGAGGTCTTGGAATTCACAGTCATCATCTAGCATAGCTACCACTACTCTACGCCTGACGGTGGTAAATTCCCATTCCGCAATCTCTTCTTCTCCATAACAGCATGGTGTGAACATGCCCATGAAGAACTTCTTTATCTTTTCGAATCTTGTTAATTCTGTGGTAACTATAGGGGAATAGTTCCGTTCAACTTTGCCGTAGCAGTTTAATCGGTCTTGTCTTAATATTGTGTCCATAGTGAGAAAAGATTAAAGGGAGTGCTATAACTTCAAGCGGAAGGGGAAGGTGCAGCTCCCACTGCTCCATGTCGGTTGCCGCCATGGCCGCGGTTGGGGTTTCCCCCAAATGGACGCCCAATGCAATATGTGATACATACTTAAACCCGTCTTACTAATCGTAATCTAAGCTATGTACCACACACCACACTCACAAGACAGCTTCCATCACCTTTCAAGGCCTACTTGCTTACGCTGTAGATGCAAATTGAAATGAGGCATCAATCATTGCCACTAGTGGTGTTTGCTAACGCACCCGACGCTCGATAACTAGGGGACTATAAACCACCTCCC